ACAAAAACACCACCTGTTTGTGATAATGCACTACTACCTGATGAAGCTGCAGTTATATTAGCAACCCCATTTTCTATTGTTGTTCCTGTACCAAATGTCCAATGCTGCCCTACTTCTCTGACTGTTATGTTGTCTACTGTACCATCAAAACTTGAATTTGCTCTAAATCTAAATTTTATATGATTATTTTCTGCTTTTATATAATCTGTATAAGTACCACTTGTGGTTTGTGATGTACCTTCTGAAGTTCCACCACCACCTGTCAATTCAGGTCTTAGATTACCATTAGGAATTGTAGCAGTATATGTAACTTTATATATTTTGTTTTGCACTAATGGTGTTGTAAGTGTTTGTTCTAAATAAGATGTTGCACTTTGACTACCATCACAAGTTGCTAAACCATCTCCCATACCCCAACCATCTCCAAAAGTAAAACCTTGCCCAACCTCTTTTACTGATACGTTTGTTATAGTTGCGTTTGTGTTTGCACTTTGTGAATAGATAAATAATAAACCTGAACCTATAAAATTTGAATATGCAACAATTTGATTGTTGTTATTAACAATATCAGATACAGAATAATTAATAAATGAATTACCATTACCAACTAAAATTTGAACACCATCTCCAGAAATACTACTAAAATCTATTACTATTTTATAAATTAAAGAAGAAGCACTTGTAACATTTTGATATATTTTTGCATCATTTAAAAATATAACACTTGAATTTTGGAATGTAGCTTTATTGTCTATATTTACCCAATTAGTTCCTCCATTACTAAAGTCGCCATTAGTTATTTCTTCTGAACCTATCTGACTAAAATCTCCATTAGTTACTTCTTCTACACCCTCTTGTGCGAAATTCCCGTTTGCCACTCTATTTGGGCTATAATAGGTGTTAAACATACGAGTAATCTCTGCTTGAGTGAGTTCTCTATCGTAAACTGCAAACTCATCTATCTTGCCTTCAAAACTATTACCACCTACTTGTTGGTCGCTACCTATAGTTAATGATTCTGTATAAGCATTTAAAGTAGAAGGTGTGTTAGCAGTTAAATCAGGGGTTTGTAAAACACCATCTATATAAAGTTTAGAATTAGTCATATCATTAGTGTCTGCATATACTACCCAATGATGCCACTCACCATCATCTTGTGCAGAATTATCAACCCAATACCTAAAAAACGAACTACCTAAATATAACAAAGGTCTATTTGAATTTTCGTTAAAATGAAAAGCACCTATATTAATATTTCCGTGTCCAAATACACCTCTATTAGCATTTGTTTCACTTGATTTACACCAAAAAGAATAAGTAGTGTTTTGTGCTACAGTATCTGCACCATCAGTAATAATCCTATCATCTACTCCATCAAAGTCAATAGAATACTTATTTACAAACCTATAGATAGGTTGAGTTGATATTGTTAGCTTGTTCGCTAATGCTAGCATATTTTAGTTTTTATAGCCGATTGCTAAACCTGAAGTCAGAGTTATTGCAGTCGTGTTACCAAATAAAGTCATTCCCGCAGGTATAGTCGTAACTAAGTTACTTGCACCTGTAGTATTAGTCATAGTGATTGAAGATATTACACTTTCTTGCACAAAGTAAATAGCATAGTAATCTTTGCCTGTTTGTGCAGTAGTTGTAAATACTTCTATTTCTCCTAAACCACCTAATTGTTCATTTAATAATGCTTGTGTATTTTTAATTCCCATTTTTTATTGTTTTAACTTACGTAAATATAATTTGTTTGTGTAGGTTTTACATATTGTTCATATTGTACTTCCTCTTGTCCTGTTGCTTCTTCAATGTATAATTTACCTATTTCTACCCTTCCTTGTACTACTCCTTTGTCATTAGCAGGTGGTGTTAATACATCTGTTTCTGTTATTGGTGCATAATTTGTAGCTAAGTTAGGTGATGATTGCCAACTAACTTCGTAAACTTCATACTCCCAATAGCCATTCGGCATAAAGTCAATATTACCTGTAAATACATTTTGTGTTGTGTTTGGTGTCATATTAACTTTTGTATATCTGTTGTTTACTAATTGATTCTGTCCATAAGCATAAACTACGTTTCTATCCATATCATTAGTAAACTTGAACAAAAACCTTATCTGCGAACTAGGTACTGCTTTGTCTATTCTTTTTTCTTCTGTTGTAGTGTAAAAAGTATAAGGTTGTCCATATTGTCCATGTATCATACTATATAATAGAAAAACCTTTGATTTGTTTGGAAAAAAAAAGAACTACCGAAGTAGTTCTCTTTAAATTTATATGTTATATACTATTAAGAAGTTACTATACTTCCTATAGTGAATGCAGTATTGTCAAAAGGTGTAGCAGTATAATCTGCGACTGTTTGCATTGGTGCAAATTCTTGCCCTTCGAAAGTCCACTCATAACCATTCATATCTGCGAATGCTGCACCTGATGAATTAGTACCTGTATTTAAGTCTAATCCATTAGTAGCACCTAAACATAATATAACATTATGGTCATTAGCTGATAATACTTGATTTAATTGAACAAATACTATCACTCTGTTTTGTGCAATTAATTTTAATTCATTTTGGTCTTCTTTACTTAGCCCTGTAAGTTTTAGATTTAAAGAAGGTGCATATACGACAGTTCCATTTTCTGTAGAACCTGTTATAGTTTCTGTTACAGAAGCATTTCCTCTCCTGATAGAATACCTATATATATCGTTAGTACCCATTTCTATATCAGTTACTTCCGAAGCAACAGTAGTAATTGATGATACCTCATCAAATTGAGCAAAATAAACAAACTTTACACCTCCAATAAGGTTTCTACATGGGATTCCTCTCCCTTTAGTTAAATTACAAGCCATTTATTTCTGTTTTAAAAGTTAAGGAAAGGGGGAAAACCCCCTCTCCATATAATTAGTTATTAGTCTTGCTGTACTACTTCAGCACCGATACCTACTTGTACTCCTCCTGAATACTTAGCAACGAATCTTAAATTCTCACTACCATCTAGTGGAGACATATCAAGCATCTTAACCTGTGTCGTATCAGAAACTAAGTCAGTCCCAAAATATAAGTTAGATACTTGAGCAGCAACTAATTTATCATCTGGCATACCATAAACAACTGATAATCTGATACCTTCGAAAGTAGCTTCATAATCGTTGTTCATTGAATACATATTTACATATCCTAAAGCAGAGATTGCAGAAACGTATAATCTGTAAGTTTTCCAATTCATATATATTCTTAAATCTTCCTTACCATATACTGTAGAAGGAATAGCAGCAGCAATAGTTTGTAAATTTTCTATAATGTTTGCAGCAGTATAAGCAGTTCCTGCACCACCTACGTTATTAGTTTGTACTACGTTACCATTTACTGCAAAAGCACCTGTAGTGGCAGTTAAAAATCCTTCAAACTGTCCATTAGTTGCAGCAGCACCACTCCAAATAGAAGATTCAACTGCATCAGCAATATGTTGTGTAAAGTAAGAAATAACGTAGTCCTCAAATTTAGGAGCATTGTTATTCATAGCACCTGCTCTCATTTGGTCAGCCTCCCACGAACTAAGCAGCGTGTCTTTACACGTTTGCATATTAATTTGTAGTAATTTTGGTTCGAGAACCGATTCAGTTAATGCAAGTGTTCCATGGTCTGTGAAATTACAATCTGCATTCCTTACCAAATTAGAACCCGCAACTTTTTGCAAATTTTCTTTATATTTTATGTTTTGTAATACAGTTAAGTGGTCTAAAGATGTTGCTTCTTTAAGTGCCGCCGAAATATAAAATCCAGCTGCCTTCCCTGCATAGTTACTAGTTACCGTAAAAGCCATTTTTTTTTATTTTAATTATTTATTATTAGTTAAATTGTATAAAATTCTATCTCTTTTAGACATTTTACTGAAATCAGGAGTAGAATCTTTTTTGTTTGTGCTAAATTTATTAGTATCTACAGGAATATCTGCAGGTTGATTAGATAATTCAACAACCTTAGATTTTAATTCTTCTATTTTAGCTTGATATTCAAATTCAATTTCTTCTGTAGTTTTTACTTTTTTAGGTGTTGGATTAGTTTCTGTTTCAGATTCCATTTCTACATCTGATTCTTCAACCTCATCATTACCTACTTTATCCTTTTTTAAATCAGCTACTGCATCTTCTAAGTTTTTGATACGTTTTTCCATACCTTCCCAATCAGCTACATCAGCTTCTTCTTCATAATCTTCGTCTTTTTCATCTTTTTCTTCAGCCATTTCTTCATTAACAGGCTCTCCTTCTGTTTCTTTTTCTTCTTCTTCTTCGTAAAGTTCTGAAACTATGCCCTCCTTTTCAACTGAAAATCTTTGTCCATCTTCTGTTTTATATTCCCCAATAGGAAGTAACATAGTTGAACCATCTTCGGTTAAAACAGATATATCCACACCTGCTTCTAGATTTTTAGATGTAGATACGATTAGCGTTCCATCTTCCAATTTTGCCTGAAATTCCAAATTAACTTCATCTTGATTATCAAGACCAAGTGCTACCAATATTTGTTTTTTTAAATCCATAATGAGTTCTTTTTTTAATATAATAGAATTATTTTCCTTTTGTTTGATTTTTAATGTCTTGAATTATTTCATTTAAAGCAGCAAGTATTTCTTCATTAGTAGGTTTTATTGTTTCAGACATTTTTTCCATCTTATCAATAAAGTAACCTTCGATACTTAAGCCCTTTAATTCTCCATCTTTTATTTTATTCCACATTTCATCATTTTCAATCTTCATTTTGACAAACCAAGTACCATTTGGTAAATCATAACCATATAACTTAGATTTATCCATATCTCCTTCTTTTATCCAAGATTCAATAGTTAAAACACCTGATACCCTTTCTTCGTGTTGATATGTAGCTTTATGATGATTGTTGTGTTTTAAATAAAGTTCTGCCGCTTTTTTTACCGTATTTTTTGAAAAATAGACGTAATAATCGCTATCTGTATTAGGGTCATACCTAAATATTTGTTTATTAGGAATTAATGCAGGACTAACCAACATTCTTTTTTCTTCATCAATTTTAGCAAAAGTTAAATTGTTTTTTTCTTTACCAAAGTAAACAAAATCTTGCTCAATAGCAGGACTTGTTACCAAGCTAATTGCATCAATAGTTAGTTCTTCACTTTCATCACTAATTATTAATTCAACTATTTTAGTACTTTTTAAACTTTCATAATGTTTAGGATTAGCTTTTTCACAAGCTTCTTTAGTGTCGTATTTACATTCACCATTTTCTCCCCATTTCCATTTTTTTCCACATTTTTTACAAGGCATAATATATAATAGATTTTTTTAATTAATATTTGATTTTTATATTGTAGCTCTCCTTCTTATATAAGCTAATTTGTTTTGATTATCAGTTAAGCTATCAGTAACTACATAAGCTTGTACAGGTTGTTGTTCTTCTGTTCCGCCTAATTCAAATTTACCGCTTAACATTTGAGGTGCAGGAGTTCCTGTTGCTGCTGTAGGAGTTGATACACTTGCACCTGCACCATTTGGACTTGTTGACAATATCTTTTTTATAGCAGAAGCACCCATTATACCTGCACCAATAGCATTTGCTAATCTTAATGGATAAGGTAATAGTTTATCTCCTACAGAAGTTGCTGCAAGTGCCGCCATAATAGCTTGTTGTGTACTATATACTGTTTGAGCAACAGCTACACCTTTAGACAAAGCTGCATTTTCTCCTGCTAATTCTCCTGCCACTGCAAAACCTTGTTTAATTAAATTTTCTTTTGCTGATTCTGTTGCTTTTGCTATATCTAATACTTCTTTAGCTTGTTTTTTAGCTAATTTTTCTGCTTCTTTTGCAGCTTTTTTATCTGCTTCTTCTTTCTTTTTTCTTGCTGCTTCTTCTCTATCTTCTTTTTCTTTTAATCTTGCGGCTTCTTCTGCTGCTATTTCTCTTTCTAATGCATTAACTTCAGTAACAACCCTTCTTCTTAATTTAATAGATGCTGTTTCTTTTTCTATTAATGCTACTTTTAAATCAGCTAATTTCTTTTCATCTTCAACAAGATTTTCTGAAACAGCCATTTGTTGTTCTTGTATCTTAACTCTTTCTTCAGCTAGTTTTAATTCTTGTTTAGTAGTTTGTTCTTCTAATTCTAATGCTTTTTTTAAATTCTCAATACGTTCTTCTGCACTTTTAGATTCATCTTCTGCTATTAGTCTTGCTTTTTCTATTTCTTGTCTGGTTTTTGCTTTTTGAACTGAAAATGCTAATTCTGCATCTCTTAAAGATTGTGTTCTTTTTTCAAGTTCAGTCATTACTTTAATTTCTTCTTTTATTTCAGTAACAATGCCTGTAACACTTTCTTTGAATAAATCTCCTGCTTCTTTAAATTTACCTGAAAAAACTAAACTTAATGCTTCTCCTACTTTTGACAATCTATCTCTTAATACATCTATTGTTGCACCTATTGCAGTAAAAGCTATTTTTAATTGGTCTGCACCTTTTTTTGTTGATGTAAAATATGTAGCTAAAGAACCAAAAGCAATTAATAAAGCACCAATACCTGTACTTAATATTCCTGCTTTTATAGTACCAAACATTAATTTTATACTAGGAATAATCTTTTTAATAGAATTTTGAATACCATTTAAAGAAACACCGAACACTCTAAAATTACCTATACCATCTTTTATAGCTTTTTCGTTTTCTTTTAATTCGTTTGTATTCTTTTTTTGCTCCTCTGTTAATTGTTTAACTTCAAATTTTTGTTCTTTTATAGAACCTTTTAAATGTTTTAATTGTTTATCTACACCAGATATGCTTGCCTCATAATCAGACATACCTGCCCTTGTTTGTTCAAGTTGTATTTCTTCTCTTTGTAATTCAGTAAGTATCTTTTTTTGTTCTTCTAATGTACTGTTTAAGTCTTGAGCATCTTTATTTACTGATTTAATATCTGATTTTACATTTAAAACTATTTCTTCAGTTGCCATAATTATATTGTTTGTTGTATTTTATTTCTCCATAATTTTACTTCAGCAGTCCATTGTATATATGTTTCTTCTAATCCTGTTACTGCAACACCAAAAGAAGTAGCAGTAGCATCTTTCATTACTGCTGTTATATTCATTCCGCTATGTCCTGACTGTACTATATGTGTTGTTGCTTGATGATATGTAGAAGCCAACCCATTAGTAAAGGTAACTGCACCTGTAATCTGTACATAGCCATATTGTCCTACTGTTCCTTCTCCTACACCTGTATTTACACCTATTACATTAGCTTCAAATCCTATAACTGCATTAGGTACTTTTTCAATAAATTTATTAGTGATATATTGAGTATATAAAGAAGTTTGTGTTCCATCAGTAGTATTACCTGATTGTTGTATAAAAGATGTCTGTGCAAGCCCTAAAGCAGTATTAAATCCACCACCACCTACTACTATTTCTCCTTGATTTTCTATAATACCAAATTTACCAGCAATTACTGAAGAATTATTTACACCAGTTTCTATTTCATTTTCTGCACCAGACATAAATACATTTCTATTTACTCCTTTAGTTAAGTTTTTTTCTCCTACTACTAATATATTGTCTGAACCTCTTTCTAAAGTATTTTTAGCACCACCTATTATGTTTGTAGATATATTAGTATTTTCATTTATTCTGGTGCTATATTTAAAAGCATTACAAGTTGCTGATTCTTTATTATAAGTATAACCATAAGCTTCACATACAGCTTGATTTGCTGCTACATCATTAGTTCCATCAGTAAATGTAACTTCTCCTGATTGACTAATTTCTTTAGGTTTTATAGTATATCCTTTTCTATATTCCATTATGGTATTAATATAAATTCTACAGTTGATAAATCATTTGGTTTATATTCTATCTTATTAACTCTAAAAGCTCTATTTTTTATCATTACTCTATCATTAAAGTTAAAGTTATTAATATCAGCAGCATTTAGATTAACCTTTAAAGTTATTATTCTCGTATTTTTATCATATAATTCAAAGTAATATCTAGCCCAATAAGTATTAAATAAATTATTAGTTGGGCTTATACTCATAGGATTAATTAATTGACATTCTCCAAAATTATAATCTATAGTATTTAAATTAGGTAAAATTTCAGACAAATGACTAAATTGTAAAAAATACTGTTGGTTTTCACTAGTATATGAATTTTGTGCAGGTATATAATAAGTTGTATTAGTATTCTTTTTACGATTATCATATAATATTCTAGGTAAATTATTAAAACTTTCATTTTCTGTGTTATTATCATTTGATGAAAATATAGATGGTACTATAAAATCAGATAAATTGTCAAATAAAGGTTTTGATAAGGTAGCTGCAAAAGGACTAGCTGTTATTTCTTCTTCTCCTTCTAAAATGGTAAAGCCAAATTGATTTATACCATCCCATATTTTTTGCCCATAATTAATTCCATTAGTAGATTTTTTATATTCATTAAAAATATAATCTTCATCATCTTCTTCATATTTGAATATAGTTCTATTTATTAATTCTAATGGCTTTAATTGTATTTGTGTAGCATCTACTTTATCTGTCCAGTCATATTGTATACTTCTAGATGCTAAAGATGTTCCTGATGTAGTTACATTAAATACATCATCATACGTTTCTATTATAAGGTTATTTACATTGTCTTTATCTGACAATACTACAAGATTAAACATATTAAATATACCTTTCAAAAACTGCCATTGTCCTAATTCCCCTCTCAAAGCATTTAAAAATGATGAAGATGTAGCTGCTAATTGTGTAACATTAGCTGTTAAAGATGCTGTAGGTGTTGTTGGTTGGGGTAATAATTGATATTGTGATACTGTACCTGCCGATGCTCTAAATTGTGCTTCTAAAGTATCTCCTTGCTGTAATGTTCTTGTAAAATTATGACTCCAAGCTAAATTACCTGAACCAACAGGTGTAAAACTTACATAATCTATTTCTCCATTAGGATAAACTGTTCCCCCACTATCTTTGTGTACCCATCTACATTCAAAAGCTGAACCTGAACTAAATTCTATTTCATAAGAATAAACAATATTATAAGATATGTTATTTTGTTGTGCTGTGAATTTATAATTAGACCATCCTATATTATTATTCCATACACTAGGATTATGATTAATCTGTAATTGTGAATAGTTTGAGGTAGCTGTATTTATACTTGTTGCTTTATCTCTAAAATAATACCCTGTTACTGTATTTTTACTTTCTGAAGGTGCATTACCTGAACCCCAATTAAAATCCATAAACAACTTTGTAAAAGCTGAACTATTAAAGAAATTAGATGTATATGTAAAACCTGCATCTCTAATTATATTATCTAATAAATATTTGCAGTTTATAAAAGGTCTAAAAGCATCTTCTAAACTATTTAAAACAGGTCTTCCACTTATTGCACCACTTCCTGATGGTGCAGTTAGACTTATATTACCTGTCCAATCTACAAAAGGATATTTTAATACTTCAGTTGTTGTGTCTCCTTGTGAACCTGCAAAAGAATTAGCACCTAATGGATTTATTAAAGTTATACCTGTAGTATCCCAACTTGCTTTAATATTAGATTTATTATATAAGTGGTCTAATTCTTTTAATTCTGTTAAATCACTTATTTTTTTAGCTTTTAATGTATCTACAAGAGTTACAGGTTCAGAATATAAATTAACATTATAGCTTATTTCTCCTTCTTGATTTACAATGTCTATTAATCTTAAATAACCTTTAAATATATCATAGCCATCTTGTTTAAGCACACATTGTGTTTTAACATAAGGATTAAAGCTATAACTATCCCACACTTTAGTTATATCAAAAAGATGTGTAAATATTTTATTATTCCTTTTAGTTGCAGGTAAATTAAAGTCTTTAGAATAGCTTTGTGTTTTCTCTGCTACATTTTTAAAATTATCTACTGATAAAGTTAAAGGTATGTCTTCTTCTTCATAAAGGTCGCATATAACTTGTCCATCTGATAAATCTGTAAATATAAAACTAGGTTGCTGTGCTGTTTCTTGTATACTTATTTTATCTATATAAACTGTAGAACCATTATCATTTTGATAAGCTAATAATAATATTTCTTCAGGACTATCAGCAGTAAATGATACTGTTTGTGTTCCTGTACTTGCTGTGCTTAAAGCTGTAAATAATGTTTGTCCACCTAATGTTTCATATTGGCTTGTAATATTACCCTGTGTTCCTATAACTAATAAACCACCTGCACCTGCTTGTGTAATGTTTATAGTTAAATCATATACAGTTCCCATTGATAAACCTATAATTTTTTGATATACCCCTGAACTTGATGTAGAACCATTTGCAGAATATAATTCTAATCCATTAGCATTACTTCTAGAAGGCATAGTTACTGAGCTAAACGCTCCACCTGTACTTCTAAATCTTTTCCAAGCTGCTATACCTACTGAATTGTTAATTGCATCTAACCCTACATCATTAGCTGTAGAATCATACCCTGTAAAGTTTAATAATGTAGTAAAATTTACATTATCTGCTACATATTCATTAAAAATAGGGTTACTTACTGAAGAATAAGTACCATCATACGTTTGAGGATATAATATTAATTGTATTGACATTATACTGAATGTGACCTTTTATTATGTGTTTTTTCTAACTGAAAAGTATATTGAATTAATTTATCATTAGCTATAGTTTTTCTAATATAATTAGATGTTGTAACTGTAACAGGTTCAACATACTTATTAGTTATACCAAAATTAGTATCGCTTAATGTACCATCATAACCATTTAACAAATAAACATCTGTGCTATTAATTAAGTTTTCAAACCATACTGCTTCAGATTCATTTATAAAATCTGTATTTACAGTAATTAATTGTTTAGTATTTACTCTAAAATTTTTCTTACCACCTTTATAACCATATATTTTATACTTATTTTCATTCCAAGTACCTTCTAATTGTGTGTATGAAGTTCTATTAGTTTGTAATGATTTTATAGACTTCTTTTTAAAAGTATAATAATCCCAAGTGCCATATTGATTAAGCCAAGTTAATCTAATACTTTCAAAACCTTTACAGCTATTACCTATTATGTTAATCGTATATAACTGACTAATTGCTACTTCTTGGTCGTCAAAAGCTTGTATTGTGTAATAAGATGTATTAGATTTATGTGTATCCCAATCTGAACTCCAACCATCTAAATTAGCAGGGAAAACTCCTAAATACATTAAATTAGTTTGTGCATCATCATTATTAAATTCAAAGCCACCATTATTTCTAGTGCAATCTATTTGTATATCACCCCCTAATTGTGAACTTGTTCTATCATATAATTTAAGTAATATGAATTGTACTTTATGGTCAGTTGAACTAGGTGTTCCTATTTCAAAACTATTAGTTGGAGTATTTAAAAAATTTAAAAATGAAAAAGTACCATAATCAGTTAATTTAGCATATTGTACTAATGGTGCATTAGTCAAAAATTTACCTAATTCAGAATAATAATTATTTAAAACTAATTTATCTTTATTTAAATTAAAACCATAGTTACCATTTAGAGATTGAAGTACATCATCATAATTAAGAACACCATTAAATATTAAATATTGTTCAGATAAAATAGGTTTAGAAAAGCTTAAAGGTGTAGTTGATGTAGCTGATGTATAATATTCTATATTAAAAGAAATGCCAAAAAATCTAGCATTGTTTTTATTATTAGCATATTTGTCAATCAAATGTATAGGATGTGGATAATCATCTGAATAAGCAGTTCCTTTATATGTACTATATATAACACCATCAAAGTTAGTTCCTTGATATTGTGGTCTTACATAACTTTCTAATATTGGTTGTAAAGAAAAAATACCTACTCCTTTATTGTTAGGTGTTACTTTTAATGTTGATACTAAAGATGCAGGTTGAAAAACACCACTCATTCTATTTGATATAAAAACTTCTGCTGTAAATTTTACATTATAATTATTAGCTACTATAGTATTATCTGAAACTGTAAATATAATATCTTGTCCTACAGGTAATGTTTTATATAATGGTTTCTGTTCTATTATCATTTTCTTAAATTATTTAATACATCTTGTTTTACTGCTTTTGCAACTTCTGTTGAAAAACCTTTCAATTCTAATCCTAATGGTTTTTGAAAAAAACTTATTCCTTCAATTCCTTTTATATAAATACTTTTTGCAATAGCAAATTTTAAACTTTTTCTAGTTATAAATCTTCCTTTTTCATCTCTTGGCGCTATTCCCTTTTTTACTATCCATTTATCAAATACATTAGTTGGTGGCATTTTAGTTTTATAACTATATGGACTTTTTTTAGTTACACCTTTATAATCTGTAAAACTTCTTATACCTGTATATTGACCTTTATTTTTTCCTGTTTTAATCTCTCCACCTGCACCTGATACTCCTTTGTCCATAAATTTACCATAATCTAACATGCTAAATTGAACTGTATAGCCTTCTGATGTTTTAATAAGTTTATATTTGATACTATTAATCAAAGCACCTGTTACTTCTTTTTTTTTCCTTTTTAATATTCCTATAGACTTATTGACTATACTTTTACCAAAGCTATTTAAGTATCTTTCTAAAGCTTTCACTATACACTAGCTACAAATATTTCTACATCTAAAGTAGCAGCAGGGTTTACTTGTATACTTGTTAAATCTGCCATATTTAAAAAACTTGGAGTAGTATCTGCTTCTGCTAACATAACATTATCTGCTAGTGGTAGAATATGTGATTGTCCTGCACCTATTTTTAATTGATATAATGTAGCTGCACCTACAACTGCTAAGATTAAATGATTAGTTGCATCTAAGTTAGTTATTCTAATATATCTAACATCTTCTTTATCTATTTGAACTGCTGAACCATAAGAGTTAGTATTAAAAGTTGCTATATGTGTAGTTTGTGAACTAGTACAAGTTACTATTCTTTCATATACGTTATTTATTCCTGTTGTTGTTACTGTGTTTGTAGTGCCTCTTACTGCACCATTAAGCACTACTGATTCACTAATTGTTGTTGTTAAATCTGCCATTTGTTATATTTTATAAGTTATTTTTGGTGGTATTAATTGTATCGTTAATTTTCCTATTTTAAATTTAAACATTATTGTATTGCATCTGTTGTTGATTGTGGTGCTATACAAGTGTTATATTCATTTTCTATAATAATTGGTAAAGTAAACACCCAGCCTGTTACTGAACTATCAAACCTTTCTGTAAATGGCTCTAATGTTATATCTCCTTCTGTAAAGTATTTTGGTATAGCATTTATTCCCTGATTAGATAGTAAAAGACTTTCTCCATTTTTAAATGTTCCAATTAAATCATTACATATCTGCAGACAATCTGATAATACTTCTTGTTCATTTGATTGGTCTGGAAATACTAAATCCATAATAAATATTTGAAAGTTCAATGTCATTTCATGTGTTCCTGCAATTGCATTTATTGGATTAATAAACATTAAAGGGAACATAGTGTTTTTTTCCAAATCCATATCATATATATCTCCTGATTCTACAGTTTGTATTTGATAATGATTTGCACCTAATTGCTTTAATGTATCTATTGTATTATTATAATCTTTAAAATATGTCATCTTTGTACCGCTTTAGTTTCATTTAAATCTGTTTCATAAGTTAGCCAAGTTAAACACTCATATAAACTTAAATTAGTTATTCTTTCCAAATTAATTATTTCTCCATTTGTCAACCGATACATCACACCGAACCAACCCCATTTTTCTGCAAATTGTTCATCTGCACTTTGTTTAGTATTTTCTTGTTCTGTTCCATTAAATACTGCTGCAAACATTTCAATAGTTCTTTCACGAAAATCCAAAAAAAAACCAATGAATTATTTACATCTGCTGCTTTCATTTTTTTTAATTTTTCTGCCCTCATTCTCAAATCACTTTTACCATAAGCTTCGATAGAATAATTATTTCCATCTTTTTCAGTTATAGGTCTATACAACACAGCCATTATTTTAGTTAAATTATTCTGTATGCCATCTTTTAAATATGTTTCTAAATCAGCATATTCCCCTAATGTTATATCTTCCAAATTAGGATGGAAACCATATTCAATATCATTTACCTTTATAATACTTTTTAATTTAGATTCAGCTTTGTTTTGTAAAACTGCTATTTTATTCATTATTAAAGATATGTCGTTTATTGATAATTCTTTTATCAACTTTTTTGGCATATCAGATAATGTGCTTATCAAATCAATAGCTTCTTGAGTATTTGTTTTTTCTTTATTGCTTATTAATTTAATCCATTTGTCAAGTGTTACATCATTCCAACTATTTATCATTGTGTAAACACTTTCTTTGCCATCTTTATTTATTTTCAATCGCATAATATATAATAGAATTATTTGGTTTTTAGTTTAAAATCATTATGTTTGTCCTCGTTTTCTAAAAGTTTTTGTTTTTCAAAGGTGTAATTCTTCGGAGTTGCACCTTTTCTTATTGTACATAATATTTACCATAATTTGAATCTAATTCAAAAAACATTCTCATAGCTAAAGCATCTGCATAATCAGGAGAACGTCCTATAATATCTTTAACAGTTTCTTTCGGTATTATCTGTAGCTTATTATCTTTATCAGCATCTTTAGTTCTTACCTGCTCAAGTTCTTCTATAATATGGTTTTTCATATTTATATCATTACAATCTATTCCTATTTGAGCAGTATTAATCATATCAGCTAATTTGTAATAACATTGTGTTTTTAAATTTTGATAGTTCTCTCCTTTTAATGCTCTTGAATTATTTACAAAACCCCTGCAACGCATATAATCTTTTACACCACCACCTACTCCATCTTCATCAACTATTATATTTGTCAATCTTACACTATTAGTTTGTTGTAACAGCCTAATCTCATCCACAACATGATTTACAGCTGATTTACCAATACTTCTTATCTTTTTAATATGTAACCCTTCCCAAAGCATTATAATTGTTCTATCATTACCAAAACGAGCTACATCACAACTTATATATTTATCTCCCTGTTTCCCTATTTGATTAAACAAATTCAATATAGCATCATATTCTATTAAATTATCATTTGTTGCATCATATTCCCAATTACCATATAATAACCTTTGTTTGCTTAATTCATCTAATGTTAATAGCTGTGATTTATAATGTTTAGATATAAATTGATTATCATCTACTAAACTTTGAATAAATTGTCTATGTGGTTTCTGAACTCCCTCTTTAGCAGGTTTATAATATTGTGTATATACCCAGTTCTTAGCTGGGTTACAAGTCATTAATAATTTTGGTATTAAATTATATTCATCTAATTTATACCTCATTCTTGATGCAACTATGTTCTTTGCTTTTTCTGTTATTTGATTTGCTTCATCTATAAAAGCTGCTGTTATTTCTAATGAACCTAAACTATCAAAGTTCCTATCTGATGGATATAAAAACAAGTCTTTTAATATTATTTCACTTCCATTATAAAACTTAACTATATTAGATGCTGCATTAAAATTATAATGTTTATTAGCTAATATACCCCAAGTTTGACAAACTTCAAAAAAAGTATTTAATGTTGTTTTCTTTAATGAGTCTAATTTACTTCTACCCATTAAATATCTTGTCTTTGGGTATTTAATACATAAAAGAATAAGCCAACTACAACCTACCCAACTTTTACCTCCACCTGCTGCACCTCCAAATAATACTTCTGTTGTTTGTTTATCGAATAGATATTCTATTGCTTGTCCTTGTGTATGAGTAAATTCAGTATCAATATTCAACTCCTTTGATATTTACATTAATTTTTATAGGTTCATCTCCTGATGATAAGTCTAATTCACTTCTTTCTATATAACCTCTTTTCTTACCTTTTGTCTTTAAATAAAATATTGTAGCTGATGTGCTACCATCTTTAATCTGTGTATGCAATTGACTTTCAGCAAAATCTAAAGCTATGTTTTCAATTTCTTTTACTGACTTAGCAAATTCGTTGTCTTCCTTTAACCATTTATAATACGTACTTCTTGGTATATCTGCTTGTTTACAAGCTAATGTAACTACTCCCAAACTATTTTCTAATGCTTTTAATATTGCTTCTTTTTTTATGTGTCTATTTTTGTCCATTTTTTATATATCTAAATGCTGCTGTTATTCTATTTTTAGTACTTGTTTTATTAAATCCTTCCATCTTTTGTTTACCTGTATTTCTACCAAAGAAATAACAAACCCAATCTATATGTCTTTTTAATGAAAATATTAAACTTGGTGCTGATGTTGTTATTCCCATTACATAATTTTCTTTTGTATATTTTTTAGCTATAAAATCTAATAATCTTCCTCCTATTCCTATTCCTTGATAATCAGGCAATATAACCAATCTATGTACTTTTTTTAAGTTAGGTTTTTTGTTAGGTAAATGTAATATACTTATATATCCTGCTATTTGTTCATTAACATAAGCTACATAACTATGTGCAGCATTATTATGTGTGTGACTTAAATAGTGGTGTTTAGCAAACACTTTCCATATTGACTTATCTCTTGTTTGGAATATTTCAAATCTAACTTTTGGTCTATTTTTTTTTTGCCCTTCAAGTTTTTGAAAGGTCATACTATCTGTGTTAAATACCCAATCAGGAAGCAACCAATCTTGAACATCATGATGACAAGTTACAGCTATAAACTTTTTATCAGATTTACGTACAGCCTTTTGCATAGCATAAGAACCTATTTTAGCTACATTTCTATCAACAACTGATGTAAATTCATCAAATACTATCAATTCATCTTCTCTTAATAATGCATTGGCTAAATCAACCCTCATCTTTTGTCCATTCGATAATACTGAATATGGCTTTAACCAACTTGGTGGACTACTAAAACCAACACTATTAAATATTTTAGTTATATCATCAACAGATGCTTGTTTAGGCATATCATCTAATATAGTTTCTGCTTCATATTTAAAATTAGTTACATAAGCATTTTCAAATAATTCTTTTGCAATAGTAGTTTTGCCTGTACCACTATTACCAACTATTAATCCTATTTGCCAATTATCATCTATATCTATATTACCCTCAAAATGTTCTTTTATATGTTCAGTTTGCAAATCAAACTTACCCATTACTGATGATACTCTAAAAGATTTTTTAGGTTTTGTTTCCCTTAAAATGTTAAAATTCGGCATTTATATCCTTTTTTAGTTAAATCATTAAACAATGCTTCTTGTTCTCTTTCTGATGTTAGTTCTACTTCTACTCTAAATTCATCTGATATATTTTCTGATATATCTTTAATTGATGTTTCTTTATCATCTTCATTTTGCCATACATCTAAGCCCCATTCTGATAAATCTAAGCTGTTCCATTCGTTAGCTAATATATCCCATTCCCATTCTCCGAAACCTACATTGTCTTTTACTATAAATTCTTTTTTCTGTTCTTCTGTTAATCCTTTAGCAATTTTAACATGAACTTCTTTCAAACCTGCTTCAATACAAGCTTTATGTCGCATGTTACCACCAAGAATAGTCATATTTTCATCGACAACTATTGGTCTTAATTCTAACATTTCAGGAAAATCTTTTATAGATTGAACAAGCTTCTTAAACTTATCATCTTTTATAATTCTTGGATTAGCAAGATTAGGTTTTAACTCATTGATTTTTAACTTCATATAATATAATAGAATTTTATTTAATTTATTTTAATGAAAATAATTCTGTTTGATTAATATTTTCTTTTTTTATTATTCCCAACATTGTTTCAAATATAGTTTTACCTGCTTCATAATCAACTAAATTTCTTGCAATTTTTCTCATATCTTGTTTACCTTTATATTTTTTAAAATCATAATCGTGATATTTTGAAAGATTTAAAATTATATCTTTAGATAGACCTCTTGATAATTGTGGGTTTTTTCTTTCATTTATGTTATTAGGTAAATTAAAATTAGTCCAATATAAATGTCTACCTCTTTTATGTGCAGTAATTAATGGTTTATAATATGGTATTACATTCTCAACACAATATTTACCTTTAAAAAAAGTATCTAAAAAAATTATTTCTTGATACAATTGCATATCTGGATATCTCATTTTTTGTACTGTTTTCATAGATAAATTAAATCTGCTATGAGTAGGACATGGTGGAGAACTCCATATAAAATCGTATTCTTTATAATGGTCTAACAAATATTGATGTGCATCTTCTACAATTACCTTATCATTAGGAAATCTTTCTTGATATAATCTAGCACATTCTGTGTCAAGTTCTACTGCTGTTACTTCTATATCATCTTTAACTTCATTCCATTTGTATCGATTACCACCAAGACATGCATATAAATTTAATATTTTCATTAATTTGTAAGTTTTTCTTTAGCTTCTTTCCATATTTTATCTTTTCTTTTACTAAGTGATGGTTCTGTTCTTTTTATATTAGGAAACCCACCAAATTCTTTTTCTACTTCTTGCATATATTCACCACATTTAGGACATTCAGACCCTATATTGCAAATTTTACCATTAACAACTTTCATTACAACTTTAGTTAATTGCTTTTGTATTTCACATTTATTGCATTGAAATAATAACATTTTAAATATGATTTAATCTGACTTTGCTTAATTTCTTTTTCTCTAATTCTTCTAATTCAAATTCTAAATGGTGTATTGCTTTTTTTACATCTTCTATATGTTTATCTATATTGCTCATTCCCTTTTCTGTTTTTTTACCACATCTTAAAAGATATGTAACAGAATTACCTACATTATAACTTAATTCCCAATCTGCTATAACTTTTCTAGCTTCATATTTATAATATTTACCTATATAATAATTTGGTATTTTATTTGTATTTTTCATATATTCTTTTTATTCCTTTAAAACAATCATTTAAACAAGTACTACAACTTGTTCCTGTATCATAATTACTACCATAAATTGTGTTAAATAATGTTATCATTCTTTTTTTAGCTGCTTGATTCTTTGCTATACCTGTTTTTATATCTTCCCACAACACTATTACTTCTTGTATTAATTCATCAGGAATACCTTCAGGTTGTTCTACTTCCTTTGTTTTTAACCAATATTTTTGTGGGCATTCCATCAAACTGATTCTTGCTTTGATAGACATGAAACATAAACAAATTTTGCAGCTTCCTGTTGGTTTAAAATAATAATCACAATTTTTACAGATATTTAACCTATCATCATATATTTCATCAGATACAAAAAATTTATTCATCTAAAAGTTCTTTTAATTGTTCTCTTACTTTATCAATAGTAGAAAATAAACTATTTCTGCTTATACCTGTTTTTTTTGCTAATCCACTTAATGTATTTCCTTCATAATAATAAAGCTTAAATACATCTCTATCATACCAATAAAATTCATCTAATGCTTTGTCTATTAATTCTAACTTTTGCCATTGTTTATATTCTTCTTGGTTTGGTATATTATATAAATTTTTTTCATTAATACTTTTTACTTCATAAGTTATATTGCTAGAGTAACTATCTAAATTAGTATAATATTTTTTATATTTATAATAATAAGGACTTCTAGGACTTGTAAAACTTCTTCTCAAAACAACTGCACCATAACTGATTATACCTTTAGTGCCATCTTTTTTATATATAGACTTTAAAGTATCTGGATTCATTTGCATAAAATATAACATTAATTCTTGTACAACTTCATTAATTTCATTTTCATCAAGACTAAAAGAATAAGACATTTCTATGAATGTTTCTCTACAATTAGCTACTTCTTGATATATTTTATTCATTATTTTTTTCTATATCTCTTAAATCTCTCACTAACATTTCTAAAGCATTGTCTAACAACAATTTATATGCCCTTATAGATTCTAAATTTCTTTTTGTTTGTATACCTGCAAAAAAACCATTAACCATAACTGATGTATTTATAGGTATAATCATTAACCAATCATTCCAATTACCTGATATTACAGAAACATCTTTACCATAACTATTATGATATTCTATAATTAATTCTAAAACTTCTTTAAAATTTTCGTATTTTGTTTCAGATGAAATCTCTTTGACGAATGATAGCATTAACTTCAGATAATCATTTATAATTATTTGATGCATAGTATTTGCAAATATGGGTTTTGTCATATCTCAAATATATAAAAATATTTATTCGAGTTTTTTTTGTTTTTTTAAGTTTTTAACAAGTTCTTTATAATAACTTATTTTTTCTATATATTCTACTCTAGTAATTTTATAAGTCTGTCTTGCTTTAAATTGTAATTCTTCAGCAGTACCTATACCATATTCATTATCTAATTGCAATCCAAACTTATATTGTTCTCCCTGTCCAAATAAATTATCTGCTGCTGATTGGGGTTTAACATTTTTTTCTAACCAACGTGTCGATAAATGACGTCTACTCATAAAATGTCCTGCATGGATTTGTTTATAATGATATTTCCTACCTGATGTATAACATTTTACCATACCATTATCATCACAATCTTTTAATCTTATATATAAACTAAACCACTTATCTAATTCTTTTTTTAGTTTACTTATTGATTTTTTTACCCCCATATAATCATTTGTTCATCTTTTGGTATAGGTTTATAATACTGATACCTAGCTATATTCGTAGTTCTTCCAAATCTAGTTTTCCATTCTATTAAATTAGTTTCTATTGGATAACCTTCATCTTTTAAATCAAATATTATACCTGATAAACGAGTAGCTCCATATTCTTTAATTGCTTCCCAACTTGTTATGTTACCATAAGTTTTTAAATGCCATAATATAGCATCTTTTTGAGTTTTTATTTCATCTCTAGTAATTCTGATTGTTTTCATTTTATTTGTTTTAATTGTGGTTGATAAAATTCTACATTCTTCTGCTTCAAAGTTTCAGTCCTATAAATTGCATCTGATATTCTTTTTTTATGCTGTAATATCCAACGATAAAATGTTCTTATATTTAAAAATGGTTCAAAATCACTATAACGAACCCCCATATAAAAAGCATCAATAATTTGATTTAAATACATTCTTTTAAATCTATTTTCTTTTTTCAAATCTTCAGCTAATATTTTAGCCAATGAAGCCATTGTTTGTGCATCTGCTCTATGTCCTAATTCTACAGATGTTTTAGCGATTAAATCTAATAAACTTTCTGTTAGTTGTTTAATGTTTTCCTCTTGTAATGTTTTCATAATATTTTTTATCTATATAACCTGTTCTTGCTATTATTTTTAAATCTAAAACTTTAATATTTTTTAATAAATGATGATGATATATGTTTTTTTCTAATTTCCTTAAAATTACAGAATATAATTTATTATCCAATATTGGAAATAATTCATCATTATATTTTTTTGAAAAAACTATTTCATTTAAATTTTTTATATAATTTCTATTATTTTTTTGATAGCTTATTTTTAAATTACCATATATTATTTCTCCTTTTTCTATTTTATCCATATTAAAATTTATATTTACTCATATCATTATTAATTATAATCCTATGTTTATATACATAGTCTCCTTTAGGCTCTTTGAATTTTTTGCCTACTTCTATTTTACCACTATATTTAAAATATTTATCTAAATCGATTGTATTTTTTTTATGTAAATTTTCTAAATACTTCATTTGTTTATATTCTTTTATCATAATAAATTTTTTGCTTTTTGCCATTCACTAATTTGAGCATCTAATTTACTTGTACTTGTTTTTGGCTTATTCCTTCTTTCCCAAGTTCTTATACAAGCTTTCCAATCTTTCATTTTATTTTTTCCTACAAACCAATTTTTAGATTCATAAAAATCATAAAAAGATTCTGCATCTATATTATTATTTCTTTCTAAACAATATTCCTTAATTTCAAATATTAATGGTTTTTTAAAGCGTATATTATTATTATATATAATATTAGTATTATTACTTGTAGTATTATCTTTTAAGTTTTCTTTAATACCCCCCTTTAAGTTTTCTTTAATACCTCCATTAACTATTCTTAAATACCTCTTATCAATTTCTTTACTACCTTCTTTAAATGTATATTCTATTGTTATATATCCAAACGTAGCTAATTGACTTATCCACTTAGATATACTTGTCTTAGATTTACCATATAATTTAGCAAAGTAATTATTAGTAGCAAAACATTGTCCATTCATATTACATAAAGCAGTAATTTCAGCAAATAACAATTTAGCATTTGGTGTTAAATATTTATTATATCTAACTTCTGCTGTTAAAACTGCATAATAATTTGGTTTATCTTTCATACTGTTATTATTTCTATAGAATATTCATAATCTTTTAAAACATCTTTTATTATATCAACATTATTAGAAAAATCAAAATAATTTGTATTAACTATATATTTTGACTTTCCACTTTTAACTTTTATTTTAACTTGAGGTTTTTTTGATGTTATTTTAATGCCTGATTTAACTAAAAACATTCTTAATAAATCATTATTATGAAATATTTTTTTGCTTTTTTGTATAAGAATATAAGAATTATATATTAAATTAAATATATCTCTATATTTAGGAAATGAAGCATAATTATGTTTATGAGATTTTTCATAATGTAATATAGATGTTCTATCTCTTTCTAAAACATCAGCTATAATTGTTGGATGTATATCATTTATTAGTCTAGCAACAACTGAAGCAACCATTCTAGGTATATGTATTGTTTGCTTTCTTGTTTTATTAGACAATGCCCCTTTATGTAACCCTACTATGTCTGTAGTAAGGTCACATATTAATTCAAATTTTATTTTATCTGTCATAATTAAAAAGGTAAATCATCATTTGTAGCTTCTTTAATAGCATTATCTACACCTGTTATTCCTGTATGTTTTTCATATACATTACTATTAGCTAAAGCACAAGTCCAAGCATTTATATTATGATACCATTTACCATTATATTCTCGAGATGATATATTTACATTACAACTTAAATTATCTCCTATTTGTATTTGTTTTAATTTACTTATTTTATCCCCTGTAAATGTAATTACTACCTCTTTATTATATTGAGTATTTTGTTCTAATAAAATTGATTGCTTTTTCCATTCTTTACCTGCTTTAGACACTCCTGTTTCTAAATCAAATATTTTTACTAATTTTCCTTCTATATTCATTTTTTTATTATTTTAATTATTTTTAAATTCTTCACTTTCATCTTCTCCAAAAACTCCAAGTTCATAAAAACCTGTAAGCTTTAAAACTGCTCTAGACATAGCCCTTTTTTCAGCCATCTCTAAAACATACCAAGTATTGCAATTACCATTTTTATAATCTCCTTTTAAAGCACTACCAAAAGTTTCAATTGTTTTATCCCCTTTCATAGCTACTGCTTTAACTGATGCAAAATTTGATTCTGATTTTACTACTTCATAATGTATAAAAATGTTTTCTAATGCTTGTATTTTATCAATACCACTTCTTGTAATAATAATGTAGTGTTGATGTTTAAATACATCACTAGGTTCTAAATTATACTTGTTGTATTTTTCCTTAATAAGTTCTGT